GGAGAACCACGGAGTCGGCTTAGATTGGTATGTGAACTGGATACGCAACAATGAATACACAAATGCCGAGCATATTCTTCCCCATGATGTCGAGGTACGCGAGTTGGGGACAGGAAAGAGCCGAAAGGAAGCCCTGCAAAACCTCGGACTCAACATTACCGTCTGCCCCCGAATGTCAGTCGATGATGGGATACAAGCCGTTAGAAGGTTTCTACCTAATTGCTACTTCCATCCACGAGTTAAACAAGGCACAGATGCACTACGCAACTACCGCCGAGAGTACGATGAGAAGCGCAATGTTTTCTACGACAAGCCCCTGCATGATTGGTCAAGCCACGCTTCGGATGCCTTTAGGTATCTCGCTGTGGGCTTAAATACATCGTCTACCTGGGCTAAACCGCTTAACGTGAACACGAAATGGATAGTGTGAAACCAAGTTCTCGGTCGGAGTCTAAAAAGTTAGGTTATAAAACTTACTTTACTGGCAAGCCATGTAAACGTGGGAATGTTGCTGAAAGAATGTTAAACGGCAGGTGCTTATGTAGGGACTGCAAAGATATAGTAAAAATTGCCTCAATGAATTGGTACTACAAAACCAAACCAAAAAGAAAGTTTACAGAAAAGCAAAAATCTCAAAATAGTCGTTGGAAGCAAAACAACAAAGCAAAAGTAAACGCCATAAACTCCAAACGTAGGGCTGACAAAGTTATGGCTACACCAACTTGGTTTTCAGAGTTTGATGAATTTGTCATTCAAGAAGCATTTGACCTTTGCCAGCAAAGAGAGGCAAAAACTAAAATAAAGTGGAGTGTTGACCACATGGTTCCATTAAAGGCAAAAAATGCCTGTGGATTGCATTGCGCAAACAACATTCAAGTTATTCCTCAGTCATTAAATTATGCAAAAAGAAATGACATGATTTTTACTAACCCTTTTGAATGGTTACAAAATGCAAGAATTTGACCTACAAGCCATCATAGAGAACGAGATAGACAACGCTCTCGGCTATATCAATACCGAGACCGTAGAGGAACGCCGCGACTCGCTCATGGCGTACAACCGCGAACCCTACGGCAACGAGGTAGAGGGACGCTCCACCATCGTCACAGGCGAGGTAGCAGAGGCCGTAGATGGTGCGTTGCCACAACTCCTGCGTGTATTTACACAGTCAGACGACGTTGTACGGTTTGAGCCAAAGGCTCCCGGCGACGAGGAGAAGGCTAAGCAAGCCACCGAGTATTGCAACTGGGTGTTGATGAACGACAACCCAGGCTTTGAGGTATTCCAGACTTGGTTCAAGGACGCGCTCCTGCAAAAGAACGGCGTAATCAAGGTCTGGTGGAACGACGAGACCTCGGTTGACAAGGAGAAGTATCAGAACCTCTCCGAGGAAGAACTGACCATGTTGCTCTCTGACGGGCAGATGGAAGTGGTCAAGCAAAAGCAGACTCAGATTGGGGAAGTCCCGATGCCTGTTGACCAGATGGCGGTTCAGCAAGCGATGGCTCAAGGTCTGCCCCCACCGGCTCCCATGATGCAGCCCGTGTTTGCCTACGATGTCACGGTCAAGAAGATAGATAAGAAGGGTTCGGTCAGGGTCGAGAACGTACCGCCCGAGGAGTTCCTAATCTCCAAGAAGGCCCGCCGGATTGCGGATGCCCCGTTTGTGGCTCACCGTAGGCTCACGACCCGCTCTGAGTTAATCAGCATGGGGTTCGATGCAGACGAGATTGACGCTCTGCCCGCCTACGACGACCTGACGTTCACCCCTGAGAGGGTTGCAAGATTCCCTAACGGCGAGCAACCAGACGACCCCAGCCTCGATACCAGCATGGACGAGATTGAGACGTTTGAGTGCTACATCAGGACAGATTACGACGAGGACGGCATTGCCGAACTCCGCAGGGTGTTCTACGCTGGCGGCACAATCCTAGAGAACGAGGAAGCAGACTTCATCCCGTTTTGCTCCGTCTGCCCAATCCCCATGCCCCACAAGTTCTTCGGGCATAGCCTTGCAGACAGGGTTGTGGACATCCAGAAGATTAAGACCACGATTACCCGTCAGATGTTGGACAACCTGTATCTTTCTAACAACGCTCGGATGGCGGTGGTAGATGGTCAGGTCAACCTAGACGATATGCTCACAGTCACACCTGGCGGCATAGTTCGGGTCAAGAACAACGCAGCTATCACGCCACTTGCCGTCCCCTTGGTCGCTGGTCAAGCCTTCCCAATGCTTGCTTACATGGACGAGGTACAACAGAAGCGCACAGGCGTTACAAACGCTTCTCAGGGCTTAGACCCCAACATCCTACAAAACGCTACCGCTACCGCCGTGGCTATGGTTCAGAACGCAGGCGCAGCAAAGGTAGAGTTGATTGCTCGGATATTTGCCGAGACAGGGGTAAAAGACCTGTTCAAGCACATCCTGCACTTGGTCTGCAAGTATCAGGACAAGGAAAGAATCGTGCGGATGCGTGGCAAGTTCGTGTCCATTGACCCCCGCGAGTGGAGCAATGAGTACGACTTGACGGTAAACGTGGGTCTGGGAACCGGTAACCGCGAGCAACAGATGGCGATGGTAGCCGCAATCCTGCAAAAGCAAGAGCAGATTCTTGCTCAGATGGGTATGGCTAACCCGCTTGTTTCCCCAAGCCAGTACCGCAATACCCTTGGTCGCTTCATCGAGTCCGCAGGGTTCAAGGACACCAACGAGTTCTTCCGCGAGATTACGCCTGAGATGGAGCAGCAGATGCTCCAGCCACAGCAACCACAGCCTGACCCTGCTATGGCGGCTCTGATGCAACAAGCCCAAGCCCAGATTGAGATTGACCGCGCCAAGGCTCTAAACGACATCGAGATTGCCAAGGGTAAAGCCGCCGCCCAGATTCAGTTGGAGCGTGAGAAGGCAGCCGCACAGTTGCAACTCAAGACGGCAGAGTTCCAAGCCGAGGCACAGATTAAAGCCGCCAAGATTGGGGCACAACTTACAGGCAACGTGGAGATACCTGGTTGAACGAAACAGAACGGGCAATAGCCCTCCTGAACGACGAGTTCTTTATGGGTGTTGTAGAAAAGCAACGCCTGATGTATATTTCCAACATATTAGACAGTTCTGACGAGGACGTAGATGTTCGTGAACGCGAGCGTCTAAAACTCAAGGGGCTAGAAGAATTTATTGCGTCACTCCGGTCTATCTCTGCCAACAAGGAGATAGATAAGAAACGCAAGTTTATGGTTTTTTAACCACAGTAGGAGTTCCAAATGGAAGACACCAACCCGCAAGGGAGTGCAAAAACAGTAGACGATGCAGCAGCTCAAATCTTTGGGATGCTTGAACCAGAGCAGCCGGAAGGCCAAGCCGAGGCACAAGCCGAAGAAGTGACCGAGGAGTACGAGGCGCAAGCCGAGGAATCTGAGGATGAGCCAAGCGAGGAAGTCCAAGAAGAAGTCCAAGAACCACAAAGGTTTCGGGTCAAGGTTGACAACGAAGAACTGGAAGTGGACTTAGACGAACTGATTAAGGGCTATTCACGCACATCTGACTACACTAAAAAGACGCAGAATCTAGCCGAGCAGCGCAAGGCAGTCGAATCCGAGCGCACGAAGATAGAGGAAGCCGCCAAACTTCGGGACACTTACGCCCAGCGGTTGCAAGTCATCGAGCAGATGTTGACACAACCAACGGAAGACCTGACCGCCCTAAAAGATAGCGACCCCGTGGGGTACGCAATCAAGGTGGCAGAGAATATGGAACGAGAAAAGCAACTCGCCGCTGTCCGCGCCGAACGCGAATCCGTCCAAGCCAAGCAGGTCGCAGAGAACCAAGAGCGACTGAAAGCCCATATCGCACAGGAAGCCGAGCGTCTACGTTCTGCCATCCCTGACTTTAGCGACGAGGTAAAAGGCGAGGTTATCCGAAAGGAGATACGGGATTACGCAAAATCGGTAGGCTGGTCAGACCAAGAGTTGTCGCAGGTGTACGACCACCGCGCCGTCCTAACTCTGTACCGGGCTATGCAATTTGATAAATTGCAGAAGTCAAAATCTGCTGTCCAGAAACGGGTAGCAGAGGCTCCCAAGTCATTAGCACCTGGGGTAGGCTCTCCGCGTCTTGATAAGGACGGAGAGATGGCGAAGAAACTAACCAAGCAGTTGAAGGCGACCGGAAGGCCGCGTGACGCTGCCAAACTCTTTGAACGATTCTTATAAAGGAATAAATCATGTCAGTACCCTCAAATACCTACCTGCGCTACACCTCTGTTGGTGTACGCGAGGACTTAGCAAACGTCATTTATGACATCAGCCCCACCGACACGCCTATCATGTCGTCCATCGGCAAGGCTAAAGCAACCCAGACCAACCACGAGTGGCAGACTGATGCTCTCGCCGCCGCAACCACGGCTAACGCCCTGATTGAAGGTGACGACGCAGCAGCCGCTTCGCTTTCGCCCACGACCCGTGTTGGCAACTTCACGCAAATCGTTGGTAAGACTGTCCAGATTTCTGGCACGCTCGAGGCAGTAGACAAGGCCGGTCGTAAGTCTGAGAAGGCTTACCAGTTGGCTAAAGCCGCTTCCGAAATCAAGCGCGACATCGAGACCATCATCACAGCCAACCAAGCGAAGAGCAACGGTACGGCTACTTCTGGCGCTCGCGTCATGGGTTCGCTCCTTTCTTACATCACTTCCAACGTCAGCAAGGGTTCGGCTGGTACAAACCCAACTGGCGACGGCTCTGATGTTCGTTCGGACACCACGACCCGTACGTTCCTTGAGTCCATGCTCAAAGACGTAGCACAGCAAATCTTTGAAGACGGCGGCACACCCAAGATGTTGGTTGTTCCTCCCGGACTGAAGGCAACTGTGTCTGGCTTTACTGGTGTTGCAGAGCAGCGTTACGTTACCGGCGCAGAGCCAACGACTATCGTTGCCGCCGCTGGCGCATACCTCTCGGACTTCGGCCTCATCAGCATCGTTCCTGACCGCTTTATGCGCTCACGCGATGCCCTGATGCTCGACTCTGAGTATGCAGCTCTGGCTTACCTCCGTCCTTTCCAAACGAACGACCTGGCAAAGACCGGCGACTCTGAGAAGACCCAGATTCTTGCCGAACTGACCCTCGAAGTTCGTAACGAGAAAGCACACGGCGGTATCTTTGACATCAAAGCAGCGTAACTTGTGATAGAATCGGCGGTGGGGTATTCCCACCGTCGGTTTTATGGGATTAGAGATGCGAAAACTGGCTGAAGAACAGACGATAGAGGGAAAGCGTACTTGGTTTGCGGACGGAGATGGCGGGCTTGTCATCAGGGACGAACAAAACGTCGCACCAATCCTAGAGGCTAACAAGGCTTCTTATAACCAGATAGACGAACGCGCACGCTGGGGTGATGGTGCGCGGGTAGCGGAGATTCCCAATTCGGTCATTGCAGACCTGAATGTGAAGGGAATTATGAGGGGGTTCGCGGTGGTAGACCAGAAACGAATGAAAGCCTTTCTGAACGACCCGGAGAACCGTTTTTTACGGACGAGACCGGGGAGAATTTAGTGGGCAAGGTTCACGACAAGATTAAAGCAAAGCAGCAGAAAACACCGTGGGAAGATAAGAAAGTCGCCATTTGTATCCCTTCTCGTGGAGAGATGGAGATAGGAACGGCGTTTGACTTGGCGGTAATGTGCGCCTACGACGCACGCAACCGTAGCGGACACCAAGCGGTTTACACGGTAGCGGGAACCCTGATATTTGACCAGCGAGAGAAGCTGGCAGCCGAAGCCATAAAAGAGGGCGCGGACTACATTCTGTGGGTTGACGCAGATATGCGGTTCCCAAAGAACACGATAGAAATACTGCTTGCGCACGACAAGCCCATCGTTGGGGTGAACGCTACAACGAGAACCTCGCCGGTAAGACCTACGGCAAAGAACCTAGAAATAGACTTTGAGAAGAAAGAGAATCATTGGATTCCAATCGTCTCTAAAGACAAGACCCACCTAGAGTGTGTGACCGCGATTGGTTGCGGGGTGATGATGGTCAAGCGGGAGGTGTTTGAGAACACGCCGAGACCTTGGTTCTGGTTTGAGAAGATACCTGGCGACAAGTTGCTAGGCGAGGATGTGTACTTCTGCATCAAGGCAAAGGACGCAGGATTCGATACTTATTTAGACCACCACCTGTCCAACGCAATTGGGCACGTTGGGTCTTACACGTACTCGTGGGCAGATTTTCCAACAGAAAGCAAATAAAAAATGAGGTCGAATTTTTATGTTTACGAACACATAAAAGCCGACACAAAAG